TCATAACCCAGAGGTCCATGGTTCAAATCCATGCCCCGCTACCAACGCCTCGGGATTCACTTTGAAGAATCCCGAGGCTTTTTCTATATCCTCAAGGCTCCAAGCAACACGGCGCGTCATTTTCTGAGAAATGGCCGACCTATCCACACCGAGCGCTTCAGCTAGTTTTGTTTGGTTCACGCCCCGCAACGCCATAGCTACGCGCATGTTTCGCGTAACCACGTCTTGCAGACTCTCACGCTGTTCTTCCCCCGTCGCAACGGGCATTGCAATTGTTTGTGTCATAAACAGAAGTTTAGCACAGCTTAATTTTGTTGGTTAATCACTCGACACGCGGGAATGAATCTCACCAACTTATATGTATGATGTTAGCGTGACTAAACAAACTAGACCTGAAATCACCACTGGTGAGCTGATTAAACGCTTACTGGCCTTTAATGGCTTGACACAGCAAGACATGGCCGATGCAATTGGTTGCAGCCGTTCCAGCGTCTCGCAGAAATGCGCCGGGCATGTCATTCTCACCGCTGATGAAATCGCCAAGACTGCCGACCTGTTGAACGTCAGCGCTGATGTTCTGTTGGGCCGCAAGCCGTTAGAGGTGAAGTGACATGCCTGTTTTCACCAAGAAATCACACAACCATTTCGACGTTGACCATTTCGAGGTTGACAACTCGTTTGGTTTCAGAATCACCGTTGACGGCGATTACTTCGCTTTCGCGGGCATGAGTCTGGGCGACCTCGTGACCATCAACCAGCACATTGCCGAGGCAATCAGGAAGGGGCGTAGAAATGCGCTATGAGACCAAGGAAGGGGCCGATTGTGAGAGGGATTAGAACCGTTCTTGCGGCACCGTTCGCGGTGCTGGCGTTCGCGCTTGTGACCGTTGCCATGTTCAGTGCCCGAGCCGCCATGTGGATTAGCGCCGGTTACAGGGGCGCGGTGAAAGTAGAGGCCGAACTATGAGCATGTTCCAGACACCTACGCGCGTGTGGGTGAACGCTCACCCCGAGTATCCGGGATTGTTTGAGATTCATTCCGACAGCGGCGATATTGCGTTGAATCAGGTGGCGACCCGACAGACTCTTGAGGCGCTACGCGCGTCCATCAACGACGCTTTGGCTCAGGACGATTTGCGCCGCCGAAGACGACGGTAGGCGTTTGCCGATAACTGAATGTGCCGTAATCGGGGGCGACTCTAGGTGACCCGTAGCACGTTGAAAGTACCCTAGCGCGGCTTGCTCACCGCGTTACAAACACACGCCCTGTGGGGGCGTGGTTAAGACGGCGCGGGGACGCCATGCGGGTTACTGAACGACTTGGGGCGCATTGTCAGGGCGCAACAGGGTGCAGCACCGTCATACGTGGCGGGCCTCTTGTCGTGACCTTGCGCGCGGCTTCGGCCGCTGACCTCAAAGCGATATACGCGGCTCCGTTACGAAGCAATTTGGGCGAACCTCACTGGAAACGACGGCGAAGCCTTGCGCTTCAACGCTTGTTTCCGGCTTAGGTTCCCCCGCTCAACCGCTCACCACCCGAAGGTCACATGAAATGAAAACCCGGTTAATCACGATTCACAAGAACATCAACCAAGCACTTACGACGAAACGAGGCAACAAGATGGGTTATGCAGTCTCTTACAAACGTTCCGGCCGTCCGACTTCCCGGCGTGCCAAGCGTCAGTCACCGGCGAATAAGGCCCAGCGGACGAAGGACATGAAGAACGCTATCAGGTGGAACGTCGCCCAGTTGGAGCATGACACCACGGGCACCGACTCGATTGAGCGTGGCATAGTGTGCAAGCTGCTGCATCTCGGCAAGATTGCGCCGACCGCTGACCCGACCGGAGACCATGTGTTGCAGCAGCTTATCAGTGAAGGCTACGTGCAGCGGCCTCGCAAGCGCGCCGGTGTTCAGGTGTTCGACCGCGCCGACCTGTTGACCTCGCTCAAGGCTTACGCGGGGGTGTGCTGAATGAACCCGCGCGCGAAACTCACGACCGCTCAGGCCGCACGGTACTTGCATCGTTCACAAAGGCAGATGGAGCGCATGAGGGCGGACAACACCGGCCCCGTCTGGTTCAAGGCCGGTGACGCTATCAATTCGCCGTGCCTGTACGAGGTTGCCGACCTTGACCGGTGGGTGATGGAGCAGAAGGGCAAGGCGTGACAATGGCGACAAGGGGATTGAAGCGCCAGCGTGGAACGATACCGCGCCGCGTGCGCGAAGAGGTCATAGAGACATGGGGCAATGACTGTTGGCTGGAATTGCCGGTATGCACGCACCACGGCGAGGAAGACGACCATATCATACCGTTCAAGGCCGGTGGCCGTGGCACGGTGGCGAACATACGGCGCGCGTGCAAGGCGTGCAACATCAGCCGAAGCAACCGTGTGCTATCCGGTTACGGCGCGACTATCCACGCGGTTATCGGCCCGCCGTGCGCCGGTAAGAGTTCCTATGTGGCGCAACACGCGGCGAGTGACGCGCTGGTGCTGGACTTCGACCAGTTGGCTTCGGCGCTTACCCTTGGCGGTGACGTGAAGGCCAAGCCCACGGCCCCGTTGATTCAGGCGGGCCAAGGCGCATGGCAAGGCGCGTACAACAAGCTGGTGCGCATGAACGCGCCTGTTGACGTGTGGCTTATCAAATCGATACCGGCCAGCCACGCTCACCCTCGATTGCTTGAGGAATGGTTGGCGCTCGACTATGACATTCACGTTGTTGACCCCGGCGCTGCCGTGGTGTTCGACCGGTTGGAGACGCAGCAGCGCAACGAGGGCGCTAGGCAGACGGCGCGGCAATGGTATTCGCTGCATCTCTCGCAGCAGCTCGTGGACGTGAGACAGGCCGCGCGGCGTGCGAAGCTCGTTGCCCTTGGCCTTCGTTCGGGTTCAACGTCTGTTGCTTCACGGCCCGAGTGGTGAGGCTCGTTTTTTAAACGGACGGCCTTGGAAATCACCCCGCGCCAAGTTTTTTTCACCCCCAACCAAAAATAAAAAAAGCCTGAAAACGGCGGAATTGCAACGAAAAGAGGCGAACAATGGCAATTCAGGGAACCTTTGAGGGATTCTCGGAAATCGGCAATCGTCAGGGCTTCATGGAGACGCGCACACGCGCCAACCTCAAGACGTTCTTCGATGGAAAGACCGTCACCGAGGCCGCTGACACCTACGCGGCGCTGATGACCGCGATAGCGCACAACATCGATAGCTATCTGGCGTTGGGCAAGAACATTTCGACGCTTGCGGACAGCTATAACAACGCTTTCGACCATTTGCGCGAACTGTACCCCGAGGCCCCCGAGCTTGACGAGAATCTGGCCGCGCTGCTGACCGAGGCGAAGGCGTGACCGTGCCAATGCGCGGCGGCACCGCGCGGAACTTGGAACGCCGGACTGACGGCGCTATAGTGGCCCGCTTTGCCGAACTGCTGGGTACGCCCCTATTGCCGTGGCAACGGCTCGTGGCGGACGTGGCCGGCGAAATCGACCCCGACACCGGAACATACTTCTACGACACGGTGATTCTCAGCACGCCGCGCCAGTGCGGCAAGTCAACGCTGGTGGACGCTTGGGACACGCGGAACACGCAGTGGGGGCCGAACCGGTATGTTTACTATCTCGCCCAGACCGGCAAGGACGCTGGCGACCACTTCAAGAAATTCCTGAAGACTTTGCAAGCCTCACCGCTCGCCCCCATCACAGGTAGGCCGTACATGGGACGCGGCAGCGAGGCCCAGCCGTTCCGTAACGGTTCCATCATCATGCCTAAATCGGTGACGAAGGTATCAGGCCACGGCGTACAGGGCGACAAGGTGACGCTGGACGAGGCGTTTAGCCTAAGCGAGGAAACCGGCAACATGATTCTTGACGGCTTCGTGCCGACCATGGCGACACGATTGCAAGCCACCGGCGTGCAGCCACAGCTGTGGATAACCTCGACCGAGGGCACGGCGGACAGCACGTTTTTCAACCGGAAACTTGACGAATGCCGAGCGGGCGACCAGTCGCGGCGTACCTGTTGGTTTGACTTCGGGTTGCCGCCCGACGCTGACCCCGAGGACCTTGACATGATTATGCGCTACCACCCCGCCGCCGGTCTGCTCTGGCGACGTGACCAACTGCCGGACTTCCGCGAACAATGGCGGAACAATCCGAGCGGCTGGGCGCGCGCATTCGGCAACCAGCGAGACGAAGGCGTGACCGACAGGGTGATTGACGCCGACCTTTGGGCCACAACCACGGTGCCGCCTATCAGCCCGAGCGAACTGGGCGCGCGACCGGTGGTGTTCGGTGTCGCCGTGGACGTGGACGCGACCCACACCAGCATTTCGGCGGGCATCGTGAACGATGACGGCAGCGTGACCACGCAACTGCTCAAAATCATGGACGGCACCGGCCACGCGCCCGCGGAAATCAAACGGTTGTGCGACACATACGCCGCGCCGTTGGTGATTGACACACGCGGCACCAGCGCCGACCTTGCCGACCGGTTGAGGCACATGGGCGACGAAGAAACCGTGCGATTCTGCGATTTGACCGCCACCGACTATCTCACGGTGGGCCAGTCCTATGTGAGCGGTTTGAGCAACGGCACCGTGCTTCACGCCGCCGACACGGACTTGGACGCAAGCGCGGCCAACAGCGCGCGCACATGGGCCGGTGACGCTTGGCGCGTGACCCGACGCGGCTCGACCGGTCTCACCAGCCCGCTCGAATCGTGCATGTTGGCCGCGTGGGGAGCCGCGCACATGCCAGAGGAAGACGGCCCCTTGCAAATCTTCTGACAACAACCACCTAGTTGCTGTTGGCGGTACTTGGCGGTACTTGGCGGTACTTGGCGGTACTTGGCGGCACGCTGCTAGACCCGTGGCGCGCCGCTCTCGCATACTGGGCGGCATGAATGGACGTTTGAGCTTGTGGCAGCGTTTGAAGCTGGCCGGTGGCGTGATGAAGCGCGGCAACGAGGCGTTGGCCGACGTGCCCGCTGGCATCATGCCGCCAAGCCGCGCAGCCGCCTGTGACCCGTTGGCGCTCAGCACCGTGTTTCGCGGCATTCAGGTTTTGCAGACAGCTATAACCGGCTTGCCGATTTACGAGACGCGCGCCGGTCTCAAACTGGACTCTATCAGCAGTCTCGTGGCCCAGCCGGACGTGAACCGTTCCCGTCGTGACTTTCTGGCGGACATGGTGGCAAGCATGGCGTTGGACGGCAACGCCTTCGTGCGGTTGGTGCGTTTCGGCGGTGAAATCGTGTCGTGTGAGGTGCTGCCGCCGTCTCTGGTTGTCGTTTCCGACGATGGAAGCGACCCCGCCGCCCCGAAACTGCGATACAGCTACTTGGGCAAGGATTACGGCCCCACGGATATCGTCCATTGCAAGTTTTTGAACGTGCCGGGCCGTTTGCGTGGCCTTGGCCCAATCAGCGCCGCCCGCGAAGAGGTTGAGGGCGCGAAAATGGCCCGCGACTACAAGGCGCGCTTCTACACGGACAGCTCGAACCTGAAGGGCTACTTGAAGACCGAGCAGAAGGTGACACCCGAGTACGCGAAACAGGCCAAGAACGATTGGAAGGCACAGGGCACCGCCGCCGACGTGAAGGTGCTGGGCAACAATCTCACCTATGTCCCGTTGGACATGAAGCCCGCCGACTTGCAGTTTTTGGAGACGCAGAAGTTCGACACCACGCAGATTGCCCGCTTGCTCGGCATTCCGGCAAGCATCATGCTTGCCGCCGTCGACGGCTCGAACCTCACCTACAGCAACATCGAGCAAAGCTGGATTGAGTTTTCGGACTACACGCTTTCGGCCTACGCCGGCGAAATCGAGGAGCTTTTCAACGTCCTGTTGCCGCGTGGCCGCGAAGCCCGCTTCGATTGGGACAGCAGCCGCCGCGCCGACATGAGCGACCGTTTCAACGCCTACAAGACCGCCCTTGATTCCAAGTGGATAACCGTTAACGAGGTGCGCGCTCGTGAATCATATCCCCCGTTGGTTCCGGCACCGGAACCCCAGCAGATTGGAGACGAACAGTGAACAGAATCGATATCGGCTTGCGTGGCGTGTGCCTTCGCAGCAGCGATGAAGGCGACGGGCGCACGCTTGAGGGCATCGCCGTGCCGTTCGGCCAGATTATCGACACATGGGACGGCCCAGAGACGTTCGACCCTGATTGCGTGTTCGATGACGTGGACAGCGCCAAGCTCGGCTATGAGCATGGCGAGACCATCGGACGAATCACCAACGCCGAACCCCGCGAAGACGGCTTGCATATCACGGCCCGAATCTCGGACACGCAGCGGGGACGGGACGCTGTCGCATTGTTGCGTGACGGCGCGCTGGACTCGTTGAGCGTCGGTTTTATCCCAATCGAGTCGGAGACCGACAAACAGGGCATCACGCACCGCAAGCGCGTGCGCCTGTTGGAAACGTCGGTGGTGTCATGGCCCGCGTACGAGGCCGCGAAAATCACCGGGCAGCGCAACGCGCAGCAGACCACCAACAACAACAAATCAACCGAAAGCGAGGCACCGAAGGTGGACAAGGAACTACAGAATATGCTTGACGGCATCAGGGACGAACAGCGCAGCATGAAAGCCGCCATCGCCAAGGGCAGCACCCCCGAACACAAGACCTTGGGCGGTGAATACCGTACCGCCGGAGACTATCTACAGGCGCTCTCTCGCGGAGACGAAGCAGCCGTGCAGCTCATGCACGAATGCCGCGACCTTATCGCCACCGGCGACACCGGCAACACGAGCGCTTGGATTGCGGACGATTTGCGGCTTATCGAAATGCGCCGCAAGGTAACGAACATTCTCACGCACGACACGCTGCCGGACAAGGGCATGACCATGGAATACAACGTGGTCAGCACCGACACCACCGGCGTGACGAAACAGGCGAAGGAAGGCGACGCGCTCAAGTTCGGCAAGGTCACGTTCGGCACCAAGAGCGTGTCAATCGACACCTACGGCGGCTACACCACCCTGAGCCGTCAGGTAATCGAGCGTTCCACCACCCCAATGCTCAACACGGCATTGGCTGCATTGCGCAACGCCTACGCGAAGGCGACCGAAACCGCCGTGCGTGACTACCTGTATACGACCATCGCCGGTCAGCGTGACGCGACGAGTAACCCCAACAAGCTCGACGCGCCCGCCACGCTTGCTAACATGACCATCGACAAGTGGGCAACTCTCATCATGGACGCCGCCGAACTGGCTGACGACCGTAACGTGAACCTCACCCGTCTTGGTGTCAGCAAGGACGTTATGGCCTCGCTCATCGACCTGAAAGACAGCGGTTCCCGCTTCTTCGACCTTTCCGGCGACGGTTCCGACACCATCGGTGACTTCGACCTGACCGGCATCGCCGGTAAGTTCCTTCGTCTGCCGGTGCAGATGCTCCCCAAGGCCCCGGCTGGCACGGCGTGCTTCATCGACCCCGAATCGGTGACGGTGTGGGAAAGCGGTGGCCCCACGCAGCTCAGCGACGGCGACCCGACCAAGCTCACCGAAAACTATTCGGTGTACGGATATATGGCG